TGCGCGAGGAGAATGAGGACCAGCCATCGAAGGCGTGGCTCGAATATGCGGAAGGCGTGATGCGCCGGGCGATGTACGATCGCCGCTCCCTGTTCACCCGCGCATCGAAAGAGGGCGACCACGACATGGCTGCGTTCGGCCAGTGCGTGAAGTCGGTCGAGCTCAACCGTGACGCCAACGGCCTCCTCTACCGCTGCTGGCACCTCAGAGACTGCGCCTGGTGCGAGAACGAGGAAGGCAAGGTCGACCACGTCCATCGCAAGTGGAAGCCGACCGTCGCCGACCTTTGCAAGCTGTTCCCGAACGGTCCCGGCCGGCTCGGCGTCCACACCAAGGTCGGCGAGAAGATGATCGGCTCCGGCAAGAGGCCATACGACGAGGTCAACTGCCGCCACATCGTGATGCCGGCCTACATGTACGACGGCGAATATATGGGCAAGAAGGCGGGCGTGCCGTACGTCTCGATCTACCTCGACGTCGACAACCAGCACGTCATGGAATGCGTCGGGATGCGGCATTTCATGTACGTCATCCCGCGCTGGCAGACCGTCTCCGGCTCGCAATATGCGTTCAGCCCGGCGACGGTGGCGGCGCTCCCCGATGCGCGGCTGATGCAGGCGATGGCGCTGACCCTGCTCGAGGCGGGCGAGAAGGCGACCAACCCGCCGATGGTGGCGGTGCAGGAGGCGATCCGCAGCGACGTCTCGGTCTATGCCGGCGGCATCACCTGGGTCGACGCCGAATATGACGAGCGCCTCGGCGAGGTGCTGCGACCGATGACGCAGGACAAGGCCGGTCTCCCGTTCGGCGCCGAGATGCAGCGCGACCTGATGGGGCTGATGGATTCGCTCTTCTACCTCAACAAGCTGTCGCTGCCGGTCAACGGCCCCGAGATGACCGCCTACGAGGTCGGCCAGCGGGTGCAGGACTATATCCGCCAGGCATCGCCGATCTTCGAACCGCTCGAGCACGAGGACAATGGCGCGATGTGCGAGACGACGTTCGAGCTCATGCTCGCCAACGGCGCCTTCGGGCCAGCGGAGGACATCCCCGAGAACGCCCGCGGCCAGGAGATCGGCTTCCGCTTCGAATCCCCGCTCCACGACGCCATCGAGCGGCAGAAGGGCAACACGTTCAACGAGGCCTCGGCGATCGTCTCGCAGACCGCCGGCATCGACCAGTCGGCGCTGATGCAGGTCGACTTCGTCACCGCCATGCGCGAGACGCTGAAGGCGATCGGCACCCCGGCCAAGTGGATCGTCTCCGAGAAGGAGGCGGCCAAGCGGGTCGAGCAGCAGGCGATGGAGATGCAGGCGCAGACCGCCATCGAGGGCGTCACCGCCGGCGCGCAGGCCGCTGAATCGATCGGCAAGGCGCAGCAGGCGCTGGGGCCTGAGACGCTGGCTGCATGAGCCCAATCGTCAAGCCTCTGCCGCGGCACCACTTCGCGATCCGCCGTGACATCGTGCGGGATCCGTGCCGTGAGCGTCACGCCTTCGATCTCTGCCTGATGATCGGCATCAGGCCGCGCGAGAAGCAGACCCCAGGCCACATCCTGCGCTGCCGGTTCGGCCTCTACATCAGTATCGGCCTCCCGTTCATCCAGGTCCGCAGGCATAACCCCGGTTGGTCGGCTGGCGCCTACTCATCGTACCGCTGGACCGGCCATGTCCCGACCGACGTCTACATCGACCGCGGTCATTTCGTCTTCGACATCTGGGGCTGGAACGGGTGACCCCTCGCAAGGCCCCCGCCCAGATCCTGCCGGCCGACTATGCCGTCGTCCATGTCGCAGCGTTCCAGGCTCTCGAGCGCGGCGATGCGACCGAACACCAGCAGAAGGTCGCGCTCGCCTGGCTGATCGAGCAGGCGGCCGGCTATTACGACATCAGCTTCAGCCCTGAGAGTGACCGGCTGACCAGCTTTGCGGAGGGGCGCCGTTTCGTCGGCTCCCAGGTCGTGAAGCTACTCAGGATCGACAGATCGAAAATGGAGAAGGAATGATTTATGGCAACCGCCGCCACCATCGTTGACGACAGCACGACTGACGACGCGACTACGACTGCGGACACCACCGCAACGGTCGACACCAAGGTCGCCAACGACGACACCGACGCGACCACGACCACCTCCGTCACCGACGACAAGACGGCGGCCACGACGACCGACGACTGGCGCTCGCGCTTTGCCGGCGACGACGCCAAGCTGCTCTCCTTCCTCGGCCGCTATCCGACCGAGAAGGCCTTCGCCGAGGCTGCGAAGAAGGACCGCGAGGCGGCTCGCAACTCGCTGAAGCCGCTGGGCGACGACCCGACCGAGGAGGAGGTCGCCGCCTACCGCAAGAACTTCGACGTCCCCGACAAGCCGGAGGGCTACCTCGAGAAGCTGCCGGAAGGGCTGGTGGTCGGTGAGGACGACAAGCCGTTCGTCGACGCCTTCCTGGCGAAGATGCACGAGGCCAACGCATCGCCGGCGCAGACCAATGCTGCGCTCGCCTCCTACTACAGCATCATCGAGGAGCAGGCGGCGACCGAGGCGAACGAACTGGCCGCGGCGAAGGAGGCGAGCTCGGACGCGCTGAAGGCCGAGTGGGGTGCCGACTACAAGCGCAACCTCACCGCCATGCACGCCCACCTCGACAGCCTGCCGGAGCCGGTCAAGGCCGCCTTCACCCACGGCTACGGCGCCGACGGTGTTCCTCTGGGCTACAATCCGGAGGTGCTGAAGTGGATCACCGGCCTCGCGCTCGAGGCGAACCCGCTGTCGACCGTCGTCCCCGGCGCCGGCACGAACCAGGCCTCCGCGGTCGCCGACGAGATGGCGAACCTCGAGAAGATGATGGGCAATCGCAGCAGCGATTACTGGAAGGGGCCGAAGTCGGCCACGCTTCAGGAGCGCTACCGCACGCTGGTCGACGCGAAGCAGAAACTGGCGGCGCGCGGATAGGGCTTTACACGTCCGCGCGTTTCGATGTAGAACATTGCCGTTCGACGCTGATCCGCCCTGCCCGCAGCCCCCGGATCAGCGCCGGCGTCATACACGGCCCCGCCAAGGGTCTGCAGCCGCCCTCCTCGGAGACTCCCGGCAGCGACCCGAGAAACGGCCTCCCCGTGGAAATCACCCTGATTTTCATGGAGGCCCCTCATGGCGGTCAATGCGCCACAGATCCAATATCGGCAGGAATTCATTGCCGGTTTCGAGCAGAGCCAGGCCCTGCTCCGCAACACTGTCACCACCGAGGCGATGATCAAGGGCAACCAGGCCACGTTCCTGGTCGCCGATTCCGGTGACGCCACTGCGGTCACCCGCGGCGTCAACGGCCTGATCCCGGCTCGCAATGACAGCAACACCCAGCTGACGGCGACCCTGGCCGAATGGCACGACCTGGTTCAGAAGACCGGGTTCAACATCTTCGAGTCGCAGGGCGACCAGCGTCGGATCATGCAGGAGACGACCCGAGCGGTCCTCAATCGCAAGATCGACCAGGACATCATCGCCCAGTTGATCACCGGCACGCAGGACACCGGCACGGCGGTCACCGCCTCGCTGGCCCTCGCCACCCGGGCCCGGGCGATCCTCGGCAACGCGGAAGTCCCGATCTCGGACGGCAACGTCTTCGCGGTCATCTCGCCGTCGTTCGAGGCCTACCTGCTGCAGGTGCCCGAGTTCGGCAGCGCCGACTATGTCCCGGTCCAGCCGCTGTCGTCGGACGTCACCGCCTTTTCCAACGTCCCGAAGATGTATCAGTGGATGGGCGTCAACTGGATCGTGCATCCGAAGGTCTCGGGCGTCGGCACCAGCGCCGAGAAGTGCCTGATGTACCACAAGAGCGCGATCGGGCACGCGATCAACACGGCGGATCTCGACACCAAGATCGGCTACGACGACGAGCAGGATTATTCCTTCGCCCGCGCCTCGGCCTATCTCGGCTCGAAGCTGCTCCAGAACACCGGCATCGTCGTGATGAACCACGACGGCTCCGCGCACGCAGCCGAATAGGGAGGACTGAACATGGCCTACGCAGTTACCAATCCTCCGAAGCTGGTCACCCAGGGCATCGGCGGCTCCGGCGTTTCGGTCTGGACCTATTCCAGCACCGACGCGGCGGCCGACGTCGACGCGGCGAACTACATCACCGACGGCGGCTCGCTCGGGCTCAAGGTCGGCGATGTCATCTTCGTCCTCGACACCGACGCCTCGCCGCCGATCACGACCCTCCACCAAGTGAGCGCGACCGGCGACGGCACGACCGACCTCAACAACCTGACCACGATCACCCAGACCGACTCCGACTAAGCCGGCCTGGTTCTCAACAAGGGGGGACGTCCTTCGGGGCGTCCCCTTTGTCATGGAGGAAACAATGGCACACCGACCATCGAAGCGTACGCGCACCCGCGATGCCGGCACCGGGCAGATCGTCCACGCCAGCGAGGCGGCGGCCCGCCCCAACGAGACCGTCACCGAGGCGGTCGGCAAGGACACTGTCGCCAGCGTGGCGGCGCGTCTCTCCGTCGTCGAGGCGGTCATCGCCGCGGCCGGCGCACCACTCGCCCTCATCTACGAACGTCTGAGCAAGGAGCAGTCATGACCAAGCCTCTGAACCCGTCCGACCTGAAGGCCCGCGGCTATTTCAGCACCGACTACCAGGCAGTCCTGGCCGACGGCGTCACCCTCGAGGACGCCATGAAGCCGGAATTCTGGTCGCACATCAACTCGCATGTGCCGGCCAAGCTGCAGCGCTTCGACCGGATCCAGATCATCCCCGAGGATGGCACCTGGTTCGCCGACCTCATCGTCCTGTCGACCGGCCGCGGCTACGCCAAGACGGCGCTCGTCAACCGGATGGAGATCGGCGAGACCGCCGAGCCGGTCGAGGCGGCGTCCACCGAGGTCATCTGGCGCGGCCCGTCGCTGAAGTGGTGCGTCGAGCGCCGCAGCGACAAGACCCGCCTCAAGACCAACTGCGAGAGCAGGCACGCCGCCGAGGTCGAGGCGCTGCAGTACGAGCGGATCGCCGCCTGACATGCCGAGCCTGGCGACCCGCCACCACATCGAGAAGAGGCGGGTCGACCTGGTCAAGAGAACCGACGCGATCGACGCCTCCTACACCGCTGGAGGCGCGGTCCTGTCGGCGGCAGACGTCGGCACCGACTGCACGATCACCATCGCCGCCCACACCCGCGTCTACCCGGCTGAATCGGGCTTCCCGACGGTCTCCCTGGCTGCTGGCGGCACCGTGACCGGGCTGACGTTCGCGACGGTCTACTACGTCTATTACGACGACATCGACATGCGCGACACGACGCCGACTTACCATGCGACGACGACCGTCCTCGAGGCGCAGGCCAACTATGTCGCCGGCCGACATGCGCTGGGCCCGGTGACGACGCCGGCAGACGGCGCAGGGGGGACGAGCGGCGGCGGCTACATCCCGCCAGGCGGCGGCTCCGGCGGCACCGCGATACCTTAAGGGGCAGCGCTCATGATGACCAAGCTCCAGCTTTACAACGGCGCGCTGCGACTGTGCGGGGAGAGAAAGATCGCCTCGCTCGCTGAGAACCGCGAGCCTCGCCGCCTGCTCGACGACGCCTATGGCGACGGCTCGACCAACGGCTCGGTCAGGCGCTGCCTCGAACTGGGGCAGTGGACGTTCGCGATGCGGACCATCCAGCTTGACTATTCGCCATCGATCGAACCCAGCTTCGGGTTCCTGCGCGCCTTCGACCAGCCGACCGACATGGTCAACGTCGCCGGCATCGCGGAGGACGAATTCTTCAACGTGCCGCTGACCCAGTATGCCGACGAAAGGCAATACTGGTACGCCCACCTCGACACGATCTACGTCAAATATGTCTCGAACCACACCGACTATGGCGCCGACCTCTCGCTCTGGCCGCAGGTCTTCGCAGACATGGTCGAGGCCGACCTCGCCCGCGAGATCGTCGTCAACCTGACCGGCGGCGACGTCGACAAGGTCGAGAAGAAGTTCAAGGACGCCAAGACCCGGGCGATGTCGAACGACGCGATGAAGAAGCCGACCGCCTTCCTGCCGATGGGTAGCTGGGCCTCGTCGAGGCACCAGGGCCGCACGCTCCGCAGGCACGGAATTCCATCGGCGTGAGCAACATCTCGCTGGTAGCCTTCAACCGCGGCAGGATCTCAAAGCTGGCGCTGGCGAGGACCGACTTCTCCCGCACCCAGCTTTCGTCCGAGATCCAGACCAACTGGATGCCGCGCACGCTGGGATCGATGATGCTGCGCCCGGGCCTCGAATATACCGGCGCGACCAAGGCCAACCTGCAGTCGGTGACGATCCCCTTCATCTTTGCGCGCGACGACACCGCCCGCATCGAGATGACGAACACGGTGCTGCGGGTCTGGGTCGAGGACGTTCTCGTCACCCGGGCGAGCGTCACCTCGGCGATCACCAACGGCACCTTCCTCACCGACGTCTCCGGGTGGAGCGACCAGGATGCAGGCACTGCGGTCTCTGCGTGGCTGACCGGCGGCTACCTCTCCCTGATCGGCGACG